GATGGGAGTATAACATATAAATTTAATTCAGAATTGGCAAATAGAGTTAGAGAGTTAGATTATAAAAATGTACTTAAGCCACCAAAATTTGATACTGATGTCGGTGATGTAAATGATGTTATTGGTGGGCTATGGGAAGTAAATTCTGATATAAATAAAACAGAGTTTAATAATAAATTTTTAGAAATTTTGATGAAAAAACTTGGTGGTACATTAGAAAAAAATAATCTATCCAGTGAAGAATTACAACTACTTATTAGTAGAGGAAAGAAAAGATTAGAAGATGAAGAATGGCTGTTAAGAGGAAATAATGAAAACTTTATTTGATCACATCACACACATTACACAAAAACAGACTAAAGGTTATTGGAATTCTCTAAACGAAACAGAGAAGAAGCAGTGGTCTAATTATATGATACATAGGTTTCTATCTATGAAGATGGAATATGTTGATGTAGTAAATGAAATTCAGAGATACAATCTTAAACCAAAAGATTTATATAAATTATACACTAATATTCTTCCAAAGAAGAAAGAGTGGTTACGATATGTTAAAGGAAAAAAGACAATGAAATATGAAAAATGGGTAGTAGAAATAGTTGCAAAACATTACGAATCAAGTTTATCAGAGGCAAGAGAATACTTGGACGTATTCTACTCAACCGAACAAAACAAGGCAAATCTCAAAACCATATTACAAAAGTATGGATCAGATACAAAGGAAATTAAAAAACTAAACCTGCCCTAATGACAAGAGTAAATTATGAAACTCTCGGTAAACTCATTGATATAGATGAAAAGGACTTAGAGTTTGAAAGGGTTACAAATTCAATAGATGTAGTAGATAGAGAATATGGTGTAGAAGTCATATTCGATTACTATAGACGACATGGATTCCCCCACTACAAAATTCGTGAAGATGAAAAACACGAACACATGAGGAAACTCAAAAAGTTTGATGTTGATACAATATTCATAGACAATCAGATAGTTCAGACTATGCATTGTTTAAGATTGGCTTGGTCATATTTTCCTTTCTTTTGGGAAGTTCAATGTGGTAATTCTATGAACTCACCAATGGAAACCTTTTTAAATGATGATAAGTTTAAGGCTACCATTAAAAAGTGTTGGACTTGGGAACAGAAACATTATAAAGGTGAAAATCCAAATTCTACAAGCACCAGGTTTCATGAAAATAGATTAAGACAATCAATTAAGATTTATAGTGGAACTCAATCCGTGAGTAATTTCAGACCAACGGCAGCCAAACTCATCTACGAGAAGTTTGGTGGTGATGGAGTGATATGGGATCCATCAAGTGGTTGGGGCGGTAGATTACTTGGATTTTTATCTGCAAAAAATACCAAACATTACATAGGAACTGAACCATCTACGAGAACTTATAATGGTTTGTTAAAAATGAGCAAAGATTTTTCGTATTTAGGAAAAAAAGTTGATATATATAAACAAGGAAGTGAGGATTTCATTCCAAAAAAAGAATCAATCGATTTATGTTTTACTTCACCACCCTATTTTGATACCGAAAAATATTCGGATGAACCCACACAAAGTTATAAAAAGTTCCCTACTATAGATGAGTGGGTAAATGGTTTTTTAAGAAAGACTATAGAGAATTGTTATTACGGATTAAAAGAAGGTGGTTGTATGTTAATGAATATTGCAAACACACCAAAGTATAAATTTATAGAAGAACAAACAGTAAAGATTTCAAAAGAGTTGGGGTTTATCCAAGAGGATACCTTACAATTAACCTTATCAAGTGTGATGGGTGCTGGTTATAAATACGAACCAGTATTCGTCTTTAAAAAATAGGAGAAAGTATGCTAGAACGTGAAGTGGAAAAGTTATTGAAAGTACATTATGCGGATATGCAAGGATTGGATAAGAAAACACAAATGTTATTCAAACAATTAGAGTGGGGTATTAACTTAGGTAGTAATACTATGTATCTAACTTACGAGATAGATGCAGATCAATTATATTCAGTTATGACACGATTTGATAATTTTATCCAATATGATGATGGGAAGAAAGATGTAAATTTAGTTATTTCGTCTTATGGTGGTGATGTTTATGCTATGTTAGGAACTATTGACTACTTTAATTCCTTAACAGTCAAAGTAAATACTCATTGTATTGGGGCCTGTATGTCCGCAGCGGCCGTGATATTGGCGTGTGGAACTGGTAAAAGAACAATGACAGAAAATTCAACGGTTATGGTTCATGAGGGTTCAGCATTTGAAATGGGTAAAACTTCTGATGTGTTAAAGGGAGCTGACCATTTGAAAAAATTACAAACAAACATAAATCGTATTTTAGGTGATGTAACAAATAAATCCCAAGAGTTTTGGGAAGATGTTTCCAAACAAGATACATATTTGACTTCGGAAGAATGTTTAGAATATGGTATTGTGGACGAAATCACTTGACTTTTACGAAAATATGTCGTAAGATCAAGTATGAGATAAGGAGATAATATGCCAAAGGCAATAAAAGAATCAAGTACAAAAAAAGAAGTAAATTCTTATTTAACAGGCAACCACGGCGACATTGTAACACTAATGGAACAAGAGTGGCCACAAATGACCAAAGAATTTAAAAGATTACAAAGGGAACAATACATATTGTTCTTACACAAACAACACGATTATGGTCCAGGTAACATTTCAGTTGGAACGCAATTACAAACTAAAGAAGAAGTGAAACTATCACTTACAGGTTTATGGTTCAGAATGAATGATAAATTGCAGAGAGTTAAAACTTTATTGATGAACAATCGAGAAAATGCAGTTAAAGATGAACCATTAGAAGATGCATTTCTTGATGTTTCAAACTATGGTATTATGGCAACAATCGTAAAAAATGGAAAATGGGGTAAATAATGAAAACAGCAAAATATTTCACAGCCACATGGTGTGGTCCGTGTAAAGCATTCAAACCCGTAATGACGGAAATTAAAAATGAAGGATACTCAATACAGATGATTGATGTGGATGAAAATAAAGACTTGGCATCCCAGTATGGAGTTAGGTCAGTTCCAACTACGGTGATTGAAGAAAATGGAGTAGAAGTAAGTAGATTTGTTGGTGGGAAACCAAAACAACAAGTTATTGAAATATTAAATGACTAAGAAAAAATCAATATCATATAGTCAGTTTTCACAATGGGATAAGTGTCCTTATATGTGGAAACTTAATTATGTAGATAAACTTGGTTCATTTACTGATAATATATATACTTTATTTGGAACGAGTATGCATGAAGTTCTACAAGAATATCTAAGAGTAATGTATTCCGATAGTATTAAAGCGGCAGACGAACTTTATTTAGAGGAACAACTTGAAGATAGATTAAAGAAGAATTTTCTTGAAATTATGAAGAAAAATGGTGGAGAAGAGTTCTGTACTAAAAATGATATGGTAGAGTTTTATGAAGATGGAGTAAGGATACTTGATTACTTCAAGAAAAAACGAAATCAGTATTTCAGTAAACGTGGGTACGAGTTAATTGGTATAGAAACTGCCCTCGGTTATGAATTGCCGAAGAATATCAGATTTCGTGGTTATATTGATTTGATTATTAAAGACACGGTTAGAAACAAAATTAAGATTATTGATATTAAAACATCTACTATGGGTTGGAACAAATATCAAAAGGCTGATAAGAACAAAACAGACCAGTTGTTATTATATAAACAATTTTATTCTAAACAACACGATATTCCAATGGATAGAATTGAAGTAGAGTATTTTATAGTAAAGAGAAAATTATATGAGAATATGGATTTTCCACAAAAGAGAATACAAACATTCATACCGGCCAACGGAACACCCTCAATCAATAAGGTAAATCGTAGGTTAGAACAATTCATGGATGATTGTTTTACAGATGATGGGGAATATCGAGACGACCATATTTATAATAAACTACCTTCAAAGAAAAATTGTAGGTGGTGTGATTTTCGTGATAAACCAGAGTTGTGTGATAAGAAGGGAGTAAAAGTATGAATGGGGCAATTTATGCGTTAAGAATAAAACTTTCTGATTTTATAAATGATCCATTGGAAGCATCAATAGTGGATAAAATTCATGAGATTTATAAAATACAAAATTTTAAACTTCAGTTGTGGTATGATGAAGGAGAAATACCGGCAAAGGATTTAAAATCATTTATAGAAAAGTATGAAAGTATACTTCACTACAAAACTACAATACGACCAAATAGAGTTTCAGATCATGCTCAATTTACTTGGTATAATATCATTCACGTTGATGACAATGATATAAAGTATCCTTGTAGATTTCAATATATGCACGAGAGTGAATGGAAACTTGGTGGAGTTTTAAAAGGATTAGAAGAATTTAGTGATTGTTTAAAGTTTGTTACTTCAGAAAAACCGTCCAGAGATGATAGACCACCAAAGAGAAAACAAAAAAGAAATGACTATGGGGGTTAGATAAAATGAAAAAAGTTGGCATAGTGGGTGCACGAAAATATACCAATAAAAGAAAAGTTAAGGAGTTTGTATATAAACTTAAAGAACAATTTGGAGAAGATGTTGAGATAGTGAGTGGTGGACAACAAAGTGGGGCGGACGGCTACGCAAAGAAATTCGCATTAGAATTTGATATGAATTATGTAGAATTTCCACCAAAACATTATACTTATAATCAACATTGTATATCAGACAGAGATAATTATGGAAAACCTTATCGTGTTACTAATTATTTCGACAGAAACAAACAAATTGCTGAATATAGTGATTATATAGTTGCATTTATTCCAAAAGATTACAATTCAAATGGTACATTAGATACAATAGATCATGCTAAAAAACTAAATAAAAAAGTAGTTATTTTGGATTAATGTGATATTTATATATATGTATATATGGAGATTAATATGACAAGTGAAACAAAACTCACTTCGGTTAAAATTATAACCGATTTATATAAGAAATTTAAAGCTGTTGCTTTAAACGAAGAATTTACCTTGCAAAAATTAGTAAATAGGTCGATGGACAAGTATTTAACAGATGAAGAATACAAAAAGTCTATTGTAGAGTATGATGGGTTACAGATTAGTGGTAGTAATTTTTAAATAATTTACAGGAAAAAGTTATATGTCAAAAAAGAAAATAATGTTATTGTCAGATGATTTGAGAATGTCAAGTGGTGTTGGAACGGTTTCAAAGAATTTTGTACTCGGTACACTTGATAAATATGATTGGGTACAAGCTGGTGGTGCTATAAAACATCCTGAAGAAGGTAAAGTGATAGACATGAACCAATCAGTTCGTGAAGAAACTGGAGTGGAAGATGCATATCTTAAAATATATCCAATAAGTGGTTATGGTAATCAAGAATTACTCAGGCAATTAATGAATATAGAAAAACCTGATGCTATTCTACACTACACAGACCCAAGGTTTTGGACTTGGTTGTATCAAATGGAACATGAACTTAGACAACACGTTCCTATTTTTTATTATAATATATGGGATGATTTACCTTATCCAAGGTATAATGAGTTCTTTTATGAGTCTTGTGATTTGATTATGAATATATCTAAACAAACTGTAAATATTGTAAATAATGTTGCAGTAAAGAAACCACG